ATTCGTTGATAATCGTTTCTAACATTTTACGCATGAGAAATATTTTTTCTCTTGCTTCGGTATCTCGAAGAGGAGATGCTAACCATTCTTGGTTTAATCTATCTTCGATCTTTTTTACTGCATCAGTAAAAATTTCGTCTTCTAGTATTCTCTTTGCTTGATTTCCTAGATGAATTTCTTTTGACATATTTTATACTCCTGAACTATCATCAGTATAATCATCTGCGTCTCCGTAACTTGTATTTCCTCGATAAAGATTACTGCTACTTGAATATGGAACATATACATTATTCTGTTGATTATCTGATTGTGACATTCCATCATTACCACCTGTATTATATTTAGGTTCGTAATCTTTCTTTTTATTAATTTCTTTTTTAGGTTTATTATCAGTTTTTATTGTATTAATTGCTGTAATAATTTCATTACCTTGATCTTGTGTAAAGTCTCCACGTTTGATTAATGCTTTAATTGTATCTTTGTATTTATCTGTTAAGAATTTATCAGGAACAGTAGAAACATTTCCTGTAGCTGCTGCTGCCATAATAGTATCAACTGCATCTTGCAAAGAACCATGAGCTACAGTTTGACCATAACCAGTCATAAACTTACCTGTACTTGGTTCATAATAACCACCAGATTGTGTATGATACACAACATCACTTTGTTGACCATGAGGAGAGTATTGATTAACTAAAGAGTTTACAAATTTCGCTGTTCCAGGTATTTTTATTTTTGACGAACCAATAATGTTTGGATTTATTTGATTAATAGTATTGTTATAAAAATCAGCTTTTTGTTTCATCATTTGATAACGTCTTGAAAAATTAGCTAACCCTACTTCTCCTGGACCACCTTGTGAATACATTCCTTTTTTTGTTAAAGCATTAATGTAATTATTATATTGTCTATCGTTTAGCATTTGCATTGGTGCTTCAAACATTTTAGCACCAAGAGCCATCATAGGAGAAGCAAAGTTCATACCTTGTCCTGCTACTTGTGGACCAACAACACGCATATTTTCATCTATATAACCTTTGCTTTGACCAAATTTTATTATCTCTTCTTCACTCATTTGTGACAAAGGAACACTAGCAAGATTTAATGTTTCAGTATTAAATTTATCATCTGCACGAATATCTCCGTATCGTGTTGAAATAACTTCATTGTTTGTATTATTCGTATCGGATTGATTGTTATAATCAATTGTAACTTCCGTATCTTCTTGATCGTTACTAGGAGTTGACCCACCTACTTGTGGAACAACTTCATATTGTGCAAAATTTTGTTGTGGATTTGGTTTTGCTTTGTATGGAAATTGATTGAAGGTAGCAAAATTAGGGTCTAGGTTAGCAATTTGTGCTTCATTTAAACCACTTGCTAATAACGTATTGTAATTAGGTAAAGTATAATTATAATTATACAAACCCATTCCACCTGGTTGTATTCCTAATAAGTTTGCTATCTGTTCATTAGCCATTCATTTGTCCATTTGTTTTAATTAAATCTACTTCTATTTCAGCAGCCTTACGTAATTTTTCTGAATTAATTTTTTCTGCTTCAATTTTTAATTTTGTTTCCAATTCTAAAATTTTCTTTTGCATATCAAAAATCATTTCTTCACGCTTTTGTTCTAGCGTTGCCATTGTTTTTTGTTTTTCTACTTCCAACTCTGCCATAGCAGCTTGAATAACTGGATTAGGCTGTGGAGGTTGTGGAGGTGGTGCTGTTGTAGGGTCTAAGAAGAAAGGTTCTGCCGATTTAAACCCTGCATTGACAACTAACTTTTCTAATGTGTTGTATATGTTTTGTTCGTTTACTAAACGTCCAAAGCCACCATTCTTTACAAGCATTTGTTGTATGTTTAAAATTTGTGATAATAAATTTACACGTTGATCTGTATTACCTGTACCTAAACCAACTTGTATAGATACGTCCATTTCTTTATCGGCCCAATCGGAAGGGTTCATTTCTACAAACTGATTGCGTAAACGAATTATACGTGGTTGATCTTGATACTTTGTTGCCAATTGCATAATGCAACGGAACAAATCTTTCACACCTGTCTCTGCAAAAATACGAGCAATAAGTTCTATTCGCTGTGTTGCTGCATTAACTAACGCATTAACACTTGTTGCTGTTGTGTGTGATTTTTGTATTGTATTAGGGTCTGCTCCCATTTGTGAACGAGAAATACCTGTTCTTGCTTCTTTAAGTTGGTCTATTTTTTCTAACATTGCTAGACCTTCATTTAAAAATGATGGCGTAGCTAATGGGGTTACTGCACCTGGTCCTTTAGTTCTAACAATACCACCAGGGCGTGAAGTAATAAGATCATCTAATTGTACTTGCCCATCAATAACTAAATGTCTTGCATTGTTTTGCAAGTACATGTTGTCCATTGTTTGACGTAGGACAGTTGACTTCATTAATTGTAAATCCATTACTAAATCTGCAACACTCATTCCGTAGAAAAGATGTGGCATAGGAATAGGTGTTACCATAGAGAAAGGTATGTAATCTATTTCTTCGTTATCTAAGATAACAGACTCGTTGGCCCCCATTGTAATTTTTCTTAATGTTGGCTTTCCTTTTTTATCGTAATCAATTTTTGTATAACATTCTATAATTTCAACAAAGTCTGTAGTCTTATCAATGCTTTGATATTCTGTATCAGGCGACTCTGTTTGATAAAGTTCTCTTTCTGTATGCTCTTCATTATACATACCATTATTATAACTAGGAAGTTTATCTACGAGCTTTTTATCAAAACCCATTTCAATAACTTCTGCTCTTGTTTTAATAACTCGCTGTGCAAGAAATTGTGCATCAGTTAAACTTTTTGCATTTTTAGAACAAAACATTTCTTCTGGCGCTACATTCTCTACACAAATACGACCTTCTTTTTTTGTTCGTGTTATTTTTACATTATGTAAAATTTCAATATTATTATCTATAACATCGTGTTCATCTACTGTAACTGTCTCATCAATTAATAATGAATTATATTCTACGTCTGTTAAATTAGCGTATTCTTCTGTTGTATTTTTTTCTATCTCTTTATAGTAGTGTTTTACAAAACCATTTTTTTGCAACAATGCGTCTTTGAACATTGTATATAAAATCATAAAGCCTGGATTGTCTTTCATAAAAATATAATTGACATAATCCGTACATTGTTCGGCCATTTGTTGATCTTCAGGACCTTGTGGGTCAAATTTTACAATTTGTTCTCCTGCTGTGAAAATACGAAGCAAGGAAGGAAGAATATTTTCAACAACTTCCAACACATCTTGCGTTACTACCTGGGAACGACCTTCAATTTCGTTACCATAAGGTTTTCCTAAATAATATTTAAAAGCAGTTCTACGTTCTGAACCAATAGTTCCTTCATAAAACCCTATAGAATTTTCTAATTGTTGCCCTAATAAAGATAGCAACTCTGAATTTCGCATTTTAGCCATTTAATCTTCCCATTTTATTTGCAATGGCCCATCATCTGCGCCTGTAATTTGTTGTTGTGTCTTATCGCCATACACTTTTGGCACTAATTTTGATGCTGTCCAATGTGTATCGTGCATTAACAACTTTAATACATGAGCTTCTTCTAATCCAACTTTGCCTTTACCTTGTTTTGCACGTTCTAATGTCTCTAAGGCTTTAGCTCTGTTGTCTCCAAGCATATATTCGATACCTTCTTGTTTACTTCTATTGTACTCTTCTTGAAATCCTTCTTTTTTTCTAAGCCATGTACGTATAGTTTCCCAATCAGGCATATCTTTGTCTCGGCATATTGAACGAATAGACTCGCCATTAGCTAATCTATCGCAAATATCCTTAACCATTTGCTTACTATATTTTGTTGGCATTACCATTATACTATTCCCATATTTCCATAATTAATTTTACTTTTAAAATCTGTTGTTTCATTCATTCCAACTGCCAAATATCGTAACGCATCACAGGCATGTGATGCCCACGAATGTTTTGGTTTATTTAACAGTTGTCCTGTTCTATCGTTTCTTTCCCATTGGTACTGACGCAATGCTTCAATACCTTGTTTACATTTATCTCTATCAAACCACATACGAGAAAAAATCATACGTGTTGCATTAATGCCATCTTCTATTGAGAGCTTTGGAACAATAGTAAAAAACAATCCTAAATTATTTGCAATCTCGTATCGTGACTTACCACTAGAGAGTTCACGTTGTCGTAAATCATGTGGTCCGTAATGATTTGCATATTGATAATCTTTATTCGCTAATACTTTGACGTAATGATCTAACCCCATTGAGGTATTTTCATAATAATCTATCAGATGTATTCTATTGCCCACACGTTGGAAGAACCATATTGCTGTGGAGTCTCCAACACCCAAATCCCAAACAGTATCTACTTTGTAATTTTCATCGTAATCTATTTGTGTGATACGACCTTCGTCTTGTGCTTTTGTTAAAGATCTAGTGTAGATACCTCCCAAAACACCTGCATCAAAAGACACTTCAAACTCTTGTTCAAATTGTTCTTCACTCATCATCTTACGAGCAGCTTCTAATTCGTCTTTATCTATAATTCCTGTTTCACTTGCTTTAAACACAGCCGAATACCATTCATCAGGATTGTTAACAGCATTGTCATACAAATCGAAAAATGCGTTATGACCTGCAGGAGTACCTATGGCTATAAGCCACCCTTTCCTATCCGATAAGGCAGGACGTAATACTGTCCATATATCAGGGGGCATCATTGCAATTTCATCTACAACTATTCCGTCAAATCGTTGTCCACGAAGATTGTCGTAAGAGTCAGCACCAAACATTTGTATTGTTCTGTTACCTGGTAAGGTAACACGAAGCTCGGTGGTGTGGTATTGCACACCTGGAATTTTTTCGGTGTAGTCTATGCAGTATTGCCACGCTGCTTGTTTTGCCATTCGGTACGTAGGGGCGATATATCCATACTTAGGACTTGGTAATGTATTCAGCATACATTTTTTTAATATCTCATTTAGGACTAAGCATGTCTTACCAAACCTACGATGTGCGACTAGCACATTCCATCGCTTTAAGTTCTTATGAACAGTAAGTTGATGTTTACGTGGTTTATACGGAATTATTATTTTTGGCATTATCAAGGTGTCGATACATTGCATCTACATCGTCAGATTTAACTACTCCTTGGCCAGACTCATTATGAACAGGAGTTGGTTTATTTATATCTTCAACCAAAGCCTTAAATTCGTCCATAAATGAATCAGTTTTTTTCTTTTTAGTTTTTTTAGTCATAAGTACCTTCGTTCCTCTTTTGTTCCCCTATGGTCAAATATAAGCCGATAAGGGCTATATAAGGGGTGGGTCTTGAATGTGTGTGGGTCCCCTACATTATGGGTAAGGTCTGTGGGGGTGGCCCTATTGCTACCATATGCTACGTACACCTAGTTACGAACTAGGTTAGCGTGGTTACATATGTGGCAGTTTTATTATGTTTTTTGTTGTTGTTTGTGCTTGTGTGATACTTTTTGCGATACTTTTGCAGTACAATTACGCCCTATATAGGCTCTGTACGAGTTTCAGGGCATAAGAACAGTAAACCCACCTATCTTGACTATTTACTTACCTTTTTTATCTGTACTTTTATCTAATTGATCTAATGCCATACGTACCAACTGTTCAATTGCAGTAGATTGTGAACCTATTCTATTATTAAAGCGATAGTTTTCTATTCTATCTTTGTTCTTATCATCAGTATTGAATTGTAAACGATGAGGTTTTGATTGTGGCTTATTCATTCTGATCGTCTTTAAACTTTATTACTCACTTACGCAATTATTAATTGACATTACTTACTTACTCAATTACTGACTTACTAACATATTAAACAAGGGAGAAAATATGGATAAAGTAAGAAAAATAAAAATAGACTTGTTTAGATCAGATAAGCACAAAGAATTATTTGAACTATTGAAACCTAATTTAAACGATAAAGAGCAGCACGAAGCAGTTAGTCGATTAATGTTTATGACTTCTAAAGAAGTGCTTTCAGTAATGAGTAAACTTAGAGGGTTAAATGGACCTTTATATTTTTAACTTATTAATTGGCGCTTTAGTATTTAGCATAACTGGGCTTGGATTTGTGAGCCTAGTTATGTTTTTAATCTATTACTTTGAGGGAGATAAATAATGAATTTTAATAATCTTGAAAAATACGAAGTTTGGAAGGACGAAGTTGATTATTGGTTGACTAAAATCCCAGTAGATCAATTTAATGCAGTTGTTAGATCATTAAAACTAATTAGTGCAAAAAGAATAAATGAAAATGATCTTAAAAAATTAAATATAAAAAAAAGGAGATAAATAATGATAAAGAATACTGATTACACTTCTTTTTTAAAAACCATTGAACAAAACACAGACAAAAATTGTCATAGTGAAAATGCTGTCTTGATAGCTGTAAACTTTGGTAGAGAATTACAAAAGAAACAAGCAATAGAAATTATGAGAGAGCATGAAAGTCAAGGTCATATGCCTTACTACATGGGACTAGCGAGAGATTATCTTGTTAAAGATATTTTACATAACATGGTTAATAAAAGATTAGCCAAACAAATTAACAGTAGATTGTAAGGGAGGTTAAATGAGTTGGGAAATTATTGATAGTCGAGATTTGTTAGAAGAATTAAAAACTTTAGACAAAGAATATGACGAAGATAGAATAAAAGAAATAAATAACCTCATTGAAGAAGTTGGAGAAGAAGATTTTGAAATGGGAATTGCATTTATTCACAAAAGTTATTGGATAGAGTATTGTGAAGACTTTGCTTATGATTGTGGTTATTTAGATCGTCAAGATGATAATAACCCTTTACACTTTCACATAGATTGGAAAGATTGGGCAGAGTCAATGGCTATGGATTATAGCATGATAGACTTTGATAATTCAGAATATTATTGGAGGGCATAATGAGTAGTTATTCTTACAGAGATATTCTTGAAAATGGGATTGAAGTTTGCGCCAGTTGTGGAAGTGCAAACATAGAAAATAATCAGATTAAACATACAAAGAGTAAACCATCTGAATATTGTTATGATTGTGATTATGCAGAAGGTACTTCAATTTGTATGCCTGATAATACTATTTTTTATGCAGAAGCAGAAGTTACTTTAATGAAAATTAAGAGAGGTAAATAATGACTACTAAAAATAAATTAACTGAAGCATTAGATGAAGTTGTATCTCATCATATAGATATAATAACTGACTCAGATTGGTTTAAAGATCTTGTTAAAGAAAAAGTTAAAGAAATAATTAAAAATTGTGAAGGTAAATAATGATTGAAGTACACCCCCAACATGAATTGATAAAAGATATTAACTATCTGTGTTTAGAGATAGATAACAATAACCGAGTGTCTTCTAGTGTGCTTAGTCGAGTATTACTAGAAATGATAGAAATAATAACAAGGAACGAAAAGAAAATTAGGTCCCTACAATCACAATTAAACAATTTAAAAAAGGAAAGTGATAATGAGTAAAAAAGAAATATTTAGATTAAATGAAATTGTAGGTTCTTTGATGATTAGCCAATTTAAAGGTAATCAAGAAGAATATAGAAAAGTAATTAACACAATATTTAAAGAATTTTTTAAATTAAGTTTAAAAGATTTTAAAAAATATTATTAATGTATTGTTTCATTTATTATTGGCAGCGAATTATCATATTCGTTGCCTAAGTAAAGATCAGCAAATCTTGCAATGTCTTCCCTACTCTCAAATCCTGATATAGTCATAACTAAAGATAACCCCCCAGAATATTTTATTTCTTTTGCTTGGAGAACTAATTCGTCAGTTAGTCTGTAATCTCTTTGCAATAGATTTTCTGGTTTTAATGTTTTCTTTTTTAAGTTTTTCATACAAATTAATAATTTCAATTGGATTGCTACGCGCTAAAAAACAAACTTCGTAGAAATCAGGACTTCCAATATATTTTTGTGCGTCTTCAATAAAATTTTTTTTTACTTTTTCTGTTTGGTCTAAAATACCCAAAGCGTCACACAAAGCTCTATGAAGTGTGGCTCTGTATAAATAAATTAATCTATCTAAGGGTGTTTGTTCTACTAATTCTTTGAGATCGTACATATCCGATATTGTGTCAAAACACTTCTATCGGTTGTTAGAATAATATATTTTATCAAATCTATCGCAATAAGAACAAAACTAGAACATTATTTTTTTCTTTTAGGGTTCCAAAAATCATCTAAATCTTGCAAACCTTCTTGTAATCTACTTAAATTTACAACTTTTTCATCATCAAGTATAACTCTTCTCACTTCTTTTGCATTGTTTCGACAAGATTGTAGAGCTTTTAAGTATAAATCTTTAAAATGTAGGTATAACATTCTGTTATCGTGATGGCCCATAGAATTAACAATGTCATTAATTGTGCTTGTAATGTTAGGATTGCCTTGTCCAATGGAATGAAACACAGCTAATTTTTGACCTGCTGCAAACAAAACCAAGTTTTTATCCTTGTTCCAAGGGCATAGTTGCTCTTTTTGATACAATCTATCTAGTTCTGATTTATATAATTTTTGTAAAACTCTTGGACCTTTACCAATTGGTTCAAGTTTCATTAAACAATTGTCAGCAAGTCTTTCAAGCAAACCTTTATCTAATTCTCTTAATTTGGCTGCGCCATAATCAACTTGCGTGTGTTTTTTCAAATTTTTTTCCCTTTTTTATCGTAGCAAACAAGATCTTTTGCAAAACCCATGTCATAAATAAATTGATGTTTGCCATCTATAAACCCATTGTATTTGTGATCTTTACCTAAGTCGTTTAAACTTCTGATTTGCTGTTCCCCAAGCTGTATGTCTTCGTCAATTCTATCTCCATTTAACCAGGAGGAAAAGTGAGGGTAAAATTTAGGGTCATTAACAGTTGATAATAAAAAATTATAGTTTTCAACTACTCTAGTTTTATCGTCTTCATTTAATTTATTGTATGAAACAAATGCTTTCTTTTTACTTCCTACTCTTACAGTTAATTCTTTCCATACCTTTTCAAATTCGTCACTATATTTATTTTTATTAAGTATAGGTGTAAGTATAAGTGCTTTGTCTTTGCTTTCGTTTAGCTTTCCATTAGCTTTAGGTCTCCCTCCTAGTTTACCATTTTCTGATTTAACAAAATGATTTTTACTTACTCTTAACCACTCCTCAACTTGGGCCTTTTGCTCAAAACAATTTGATATTTCGTTGTATGAAAAAAATTTAATTAATATTTTATCAACTTTTTTTTGTGTCTCTCTGTCATATGCTTTGCATATTTCATAAACCTCTTCCATGTCTCTTGTGAGCTGCGCTTTATTTTCCCAAGCAAATAAAAGTAATCGCCAATAAATACCAAGATCTTCATTTTTTAAATGTACTGTATTAGCAACAAAATCATTTACCCTTACAGGCATAGAAAAAATTTTTTCTGTCATAGGTCCACCAAAGGAACGTAAGCTCTAGCTTTGTAATCAGTAATTTGTAAATACCCTTTAAATTTTAAAACTCTTAACATGTTCCAAATAGAACCAGTTGAATTGTAATTTAAAAAATCTTGTAACTCTCTTACTGTTGGAGATATTTTATTTTCATTATACCTACGATATATTTCTTTATACATATGAAGTTGAACAGGTGTTAATGGTATTGGTTTCATATTTTATTAAGGGGGGTACAATTATTAAAACCCCCCTCATTCCGAAGAAGCACCAAAAAAAGTTTGACCTACTTAATTTGGAAGAGCCTTATTGCTCTAATACAAAAAATATTGATTTATAAAATTTTGTCAAGATATTATGACATTGTAAAGCTATATGGAGATTTGTTCGATTTTATAATCTTCGTCAAATAGGGTAGCTGTAGTTATTCGTGGATAAATAGCTGTAAATTCACAATCTTTTATCAAAGTTGTAATATCACTCCATTTACCATCTATTTTGCTTTGTTGTTTACTTTGCCACCATTGAAAAACGCAAGTGCCATCTTTGTTAAATTCTAAAACTTGACCATAATAAAACATATTATTTGCTTTTCTTTGAAGAAATACATCAACATTAATTAATCTTTCTTTTAATTCTTTATCATTAATCCAATTTTTATGATCAAAATCTATAAGAGAAAATGCAGGAATGTGATTACCCTCATATTCACCCCAAAAAAATGCTTTTTGTGTTGGTTTTAAATACGCATTATTTAAAAAATAAATAACTTCTATTGGTTCATCATAATTTCTAGGCACAAAATGAGATTTTGTATAATCAAACTTTTCAATAATTTCTGCTTTGACAATATTATCACTGATAATTTGATTTATTTTAACTTCTAAAACTCTAGCTAATTCTTGAAGCTGTGAAAACTTTACATCGGAACCTTTTAAAATTGATGCAATAGTTTGATGAGACATTGAACCATAACCCATAGGTTCATCAGCAGTAATTACAGATAATGTTCTTCCAGATGGGTGATGTCCTTTTTCTTTAACTAAACTATTTAATCTAGTTAAATATTTTTTTTGATCTAAAAGTTTCATTTGCATAATTTTTTAACCTTTTTATAATTTTTTATCAATATTTATTAATTATTGTAAATAAATGTAAAACTTTACAATTGCAACTAATATTTGACAAACATATAAAAATCTTTACAAAGTAAAATTATGAACAAAATTTGTATAAAAACTAACAAAAAAAATACGCAAATTAAGTTCATGTTGTCTTCAACAAGGACTTCTAAAAACTATGGGGGCCTATTGGCCCCCTTTGATGTCATATTTTCTCCTATAAAAAAAAGGCAGAGGTCACATGTTTAAGACAGTTTTATTAATAGGAAGTGGAGTTTTCCTTTGTTTGTTTCTTCGCTTCCTATTTCGAAAAAAGAAAAGGTTAGAAGATGTCGGTAGTGAAAAATATATTGCGTTGGCTCTTTCCAACACAGACGAAATCCACAATTTTGAACACAGAAGAAGACCATGAATATTATGAACGATACATTGACCACCAAATGCAAGAATACATTGATGAAGAAAAAATGCTGCGTTGGGAAGGGGAACAAGTTCCTCTACGTTTATTTTTAAAAGATAAGGAAAAAAATGAAACTGATTAACATTGGCAGTAACAAAGACGAACAACTGAATAAACAAATGTATAAAGAATTAAAAAATGAAATTTCAGAATTAAGAGAACGATACAGACAATTAGAAGAATTAGTTAAAAATAATCCTGATAAAAAAGTTAACAAGTTAATGAAAAAGTTAAAAGGCGAATAATGCCAACAGGAGATTATAAATTACAAAATGGTCAAGCTGTTCCTGGCACTACAACTATTATGGGTGCATTTAAAGATAGTGGTGGTTTGGTTCATTGGGCTTGGCAAGAAGGTAAAGCAGGTAGAGATTATCGTAAAACAAGAGATAAAGCTGCTGAACGTGGCACAAACATACATGATCTAGCTGAATGTCACATTTTAGGAAAACTTTATGAACTACCTAAAGATGAAATTGTTTTACGTGCATTTAATAAATTTAAAGAATGGTGGGAGAAAAACGATTTTGAAGTTGTTTGGACAGAAAAACAAATGGTTTCTGAAAAGTATGAGTATGGAGGTTGCCCAGATCTATATGTACGTCAGAAAACAAATGGTAAATGTTGGCTAATAGATTTTAAAACTGGAAAAAGAATTTACCCAGATACAATAATTCAAATGGGAGCATATAAAAATCTCATTGAAGAAAATTTACATGAACGAGTATTACACTCTGCAATTGTAAGACTTCCGAAGACTAATGATGATGTTGATTTTAAATTTTACACGGAAAAAGATTTAAAGTTAGGATTTAAACAATTCAAATTGTTTCGCCAAGCGTGGAGTAATAAATTTGAAATAGAAAAAATATTTAAGGAGACAGAATGAATGATTACGCACCCTTAACAGGTACAGTTAAAGAAAAATACCAAACAGGAAAAGGTAAACATGGTCTTATTATAGATTGTGATAACCCTAGTTTTAAATATCCAATTAAAGGATATGATGGAACTTTTGGAGCTACGTTAGGTTTAAATGTTTTTCAAGTTGGCGATAAGGTAGAATTTAAGTTTGAAAAAACTGATTATGGAACAACTATTACACAATGCACAATACAAGGTGGACATGGTTCCCAAGAAGATACAAGTTTTGATCATGGCGCTAATGTAGAAAACAGAGTTGATGAAGTAAGAACTGTATCAGGAAACAAATATAAAGATTATCTTTTAGAAATTTCCCAAGCAATGTTAGCGATTGATGAAATTAATAACTTAAAAGATTTAGACCAAGAAAACAAAAGAGCCATAGCTATTAGTGCTGTGATCAATGAAATGCGTAATGGACGATGAAGAGTTGTCTATGCACCTTTACAATATTTGTAAAGAAATGAAGTATTCGTGGCCAAGTATGAAAAAGGATATTGATGAAACAATCAAGAAAGATAGAGAAATATCGCAACTACATTCGAAGTCAAGAGTGCTGCATGTGTCAATCCCCACCTCGTTCACAAGCACATCACATAACCTTACAAGAGAAATACATAAACAAGAGGGGCATGGGACAGAAAGTAAAAGACCAATCGAATTTGATACCTTTATGTCAAAAGTGCCACCTTTTCGAACTGCACCGAGTTGGAGAGAAGAAGTATTGGAAAATGAAAAATCAAAACCCACACGAAATAGCGAAGTATTATTGGATAGAATATGAAAATTTATACGCAAAGAATTAGTCAAGCATTAGCAGAACAAATATCGCAAACATATTATGGCAATGTTGTTACGAGCAAAGTCAAAGAAGATATAATTATTTGCAGAACGTATAGTGCTGAAACTTTAGAAAAAGCAACAGAAGAAGTATTTAGTAAAACGAGTTATGAAAAAATAGTTCGTCTTTTGTATGACTCTGATACTGAATTTGGCCCTGTAACAGAATGGTTTAACAAAGATAAACCAGAATTAGAAGGAAATGAATTTAAGGTAGAAAATGAAAACAAAACCAGTTAAAAAATTGTGGCAAGGCAAGTATGTGTCTGTAAGAGATTATGAAATACGATCTGCTATTAGACAAGGTGGCTTGAAAATAATTCATAAAGGCAAGTCAATGGAATTAAATACAGATGAATTAAGCCATTTAAAGCCATCAGGACAGCCTATACAATCACAATTTAAAGGAACATACCAATTAGTTAATATTACCTGGAAACCATTAACAGAGGACATAAATCAAAGGAATTTATATGAATAGAGCATTAATGACAGCAACCCAAGTATGCCAAGAATTAAATATTTCACGCCCAACCTTGTATAAGAGAGTAAATGAGGGTATTATTAAGTGCGTAAGATATGGAAGAGATTATAGGTTTAATTCTAACCATATTGAAGATTTGAAAGAAGGAGTATCATGGGAATATACCAAAAAGATAAAAAAAGGCCGTCCTATTGGCAGATGCGTGTCAAAGTTAACGGAACCCTCATTAGACAAAGTTCTGGGACACAAAGTAAAGTAGAAGCAAAAAAAATATACGAACAATGGGCAGCAGAACAAAGGAAACAAAACCCAAAAAAAATACAAAAATTAAAATGCAAACCAGAAACATTGTTTGCAGAGTATGGGTTAATACAAAAATCTAAATGGAGAAAACATCAAAATCCAAAAAAGAGTCAACAAGATTTTGAATGTAATGTTAGATTGTGGTTAGAAATATTAGATAAAAATATACCTTTAGATAATGTTAATCTAACAAGTAAAATCAATGATCATAAAATAAAAAGAAAAGATCATAAAATCAAAAATACAAACAGAGTTGGTGTTAAAGATAAATCTATAAATAATGAGATAGATTTTTTAAGAGCTGCATTTAAGCATTGTTTGTTAATAGATAAGTATGAGCTGTGTAAGGAACCTATATGGTCAAAATTAAAATATAAAATTCCTGAAAGCGATGAAGATAAATCTATATCAGAAAATGATTGGGGTGCTATATTTCATTTTGCAAAGCCACACGTTAAAAATCAAATGTGGTTTAGGCAAATTGAAGGATTAAGAAAATTTAATGGAACGTCACTCACTACTGAAATGATAGATTGGGATAAGATGGAAATTAATGTAGTGCAAAAAGGAGATAGAAAACATGTTGTCCCTATTACAGATGAAATTGAAAATCTATTAAAAGGAAACAAACTGTATGATACAGAAACAGATAAAGACCATAAAGCTAGATTAAAATGTTTAAATCTAAACAAACCTGGTCCTGTTTTTTTATATAAAGGCAAACCCTTTAAAGATATGCGTAGAGCATATAGGACAGCTCAAAAAGATGCAGGATTAACCAAAACCTATACGCAACATCAAACAAGACATACAGCAGGAGATTGGATTGGTAATTCAAGCGACTCTATGAAATTTTTTGGTCATACAAATATCAAAACGACTAGAAAGTATGAAAGATCAACAGACCTTAGAGTAAGAAGAGAGAGTGCAAAAAAAATTGGCGAAAAAGTATTGCAAATAGTATTGCATAATCAAAAGGGAAAAAATAAAGCCTTAAAAAATGGCTGAATTAGTGGTCGGGGAGAAAGGATTCGAACCTTCGACCCCCTGGTCCCAAACCTTGTGTACACTATTTTTACAAATAAAAAAAGACCCCAGAAGTGTTTAGTTTCTGGGGTTTTCTTATGTGTAACGGCTTGTTACAAATTTATATTTTATTAATATTTATCAATATTTATCAAAAAAAAGTATTGCACAAAGTATAGCACACTACCCTAATTTCATTTCTTGTTTCATTGTACTATTCTCTTGTATCAATAACTGACACTTTAATCGTAATCCTTCGTACTCGGCATAGTTAATCTCTGTATCTTTTTCTGCATTGTCTAAAAGATTATCTATATCTTCGTACTCTTTATCATTACGAGCTTTCATCTTTGCGTCTTCAACAGTACATTTTTCTTGCTGTTTATAATGTAAATATAATCTAGCTTCTATTCTCTTCTTTTGCCTTTCAAGGCTATCATATGCAGCTTTTGACTCTCCATATGCTTTTCTTGTCCTGGTTAATTCTGATGAGATAAAATCTTTATCAAATCGTAGAGGGTTCCATTGGTTCATCTATATCCTTAATTTCTTGAATGACACCCTTCGGAATAACTTGCGACCTACCAAATAAATCATCTTGATTGTAAGAGTCTTTATCGGCAGAAATAATTACGTAGTCTTGATTTTCTAATATAAGATAACCTATACTATCAATGCTGCATGGTTTAGATCTTAATAAGTCTTCTTTTGATTGCCATGTACCATCTGAAACTTCATTAGTATCTAACCATACAACTTTGACTATTCTCACTATGTAACCTTTTTCTTTTTCTTCTTTTTCTTCTTTTTCTTTTTCCAATTTCTTTTCATGGCTGCATAAGACTCATCAGAAATTGTCGATTTAGATTTACTACGAGATATACCAAGACGTTTTCGTCTATTAATGTTTTCTACTAATGACATTATTTACTCTTTTTTTTCTTTTTCTTTTTCTTCTTTTTCTTTTTTGGTGGTCTTCCTTTTTGACTTCCGTAAGTCCCTGGTCCCATTGGCATTTTGTTTTCTCCTTATTTTTAATGGTTCAGACCAATTGCCGATTACAAAAGGTCCTTCTAAAACTTCAACAATTTTTTCTAATTCTACTACCACTTACATTTATTGGCCCAATACGCTGCCGACATTTTTCCTTTAGCAATATTCTTTCCATGTCTTGCTTTAAATGACTTAGCTCTTTTGGTCATGGTTCTATCGCCTGTCACACCTTTTTGACCAAAGCGAATAAGTTTTATATTACTACCCTCCTTGGCCAAAACTGCGTGTGATTTAGAGGGGTGGTTTGGAGTTCGTTTACATTTGTTATAACCACTAAACGTCATTCCTCTATATTTTATTGACATTTAATTAAATAACTCCAACAACAAAAAGAACGATTAAAACTACTATTCCTGTTTTTGCCCAATCTGAAATTGACCATTCTGACCAGGATTTTAAATGTTCCCATAAGTCTTGTAATAATTTCATATTACCTCCTATTTTTTACCCATAAATTGTTTAGCTCCACGTAATCCAAAAACACTTGCTATCATTGCGCTAACAGCAGCCTTGTACCACGTAGGGCATTTATCAAGGGCTTCGAAACCTCTTGAAACTATTTCTTCACAACCAGGTATAAAAGCTAAAATTAAAGGAATAGAGAACAGCATAGTAAGCCATTCATCTTTAAAACTATCTTTACCACCTTTGATTGCTTCGATGTCATATTGTATTTCTCCATTAATTTGTTTTTCCATTAATGAAGTTTGAGCTTTTATTTCTGTTAATTTTTGTACTGACTTAGCTTTCTTAGTTTCTACATATCCACCAACTGCATCTTTAACAATACTAGCAACAGGTCCTAAAAGTAAATTTAACATATATTACCACCAACTTGTTCATAATAAATAATTAAACTACCAAGCTCGATTAAAACTAAAGAAGTTAATAAAACTGTTATAATAATTTTCACTTATGTTTCTCCACGACTTTTATTAAAGCATCACATCTTCCAGGGGTTTGTTCTGCCCAAAGGGAATTTTTCATTTCCATACATGCAACAGAATATTCTTTCTTTTCTAATGCTGCTCTAAAATTTTTAAACTTAAATAATCTACTGCCAAGTTGAAAAGCCATTTCAATACATACACCAAAAATATCTGCATGATGTTTGTCTGGGTCATATAAAAATGTTTTAGCTAAATCAAATGCGTCATTAAAATCTTTATTAAAAACTTGGATTGCTTCTTCTTCGCTGTATTCAATCCCATCTTCGTATGGATCTCCTGCATCACATAGATGGCCCCAAAATATTGTTCTATTTCCTAAATGATCTCGATATACTTTATTACGATACCCTTCTCTCAGATCGGAAGA